TATAAAGCCAATTGAACATCTGCTATATAAAGCTGTTGCGCGTGTGTGGGGGGAGACCACTATTGCAAAAGGACTAAACTTTAATCAGCGAGGACAGCTGATTTATGAGAAGTGGAGCAGTTTTTCTCGTCCAGTGGCAGTTGGACTGGACGCATCACGATTTGACCAGCACGTGTCTACTGAGGCTCTTACATGGGAGCATGGTATTTATCAAGCTTGTTACCCTCATCAAGGCAGATCCAAGCTGAAATGGCTGCTATCAAAGCAGCTGGTAAACAGCGGGCGAGCCTATCTTGATGGTAAGAAGCTTGAGTACTCCCGTGAAGGCGGTAGAATGAGTGGTGATATGAACACTGCTCTCGGTAATTGCCTCATTATGACCGGACTTGTTTGGTCTTATCTTTCTGAGAAGAACATCATTGGTAAGTTGATTAATGATGGTGATGATTGTGTGGTCTTCATGGAAGAAGAAGACCTAGACCTTTTCATGAGTGGTCTTTCCCCCTGGTTCACCGAAAGAGGGTTTACCATGAAGGTAGAGACCCCTGTGACGGTGTTGGAGGAGATTGAATTTTGCCAGTGCCATCCAGTGTGGAATGGTGAACAGTACACTATGTGCAGAAATGTGCATAAGGCACTGTACACAGATGTGGCCCATGTTGGAAGACGCCCAGAGGAGATTGCCGATATTCGCAAGAGTATTGGGGTTGGTGGGCAGTGTTGGGCCAAGGGCATTCCAGTTTTGTCGGCATTTTACCACAAATTGGCACAGGGACCTGGGAAAAGCATTGTCTTGCGGAACTCAGGGACCTACTGGAATGCCAAGGGGTGTGTTACTGGCACGAGCGTGTGTACTGATGCCGCTCGTTTATCATTTGCAAAGGCATTTGGTATCTCCCCAGAAGAGCAAGGGGCCATCGAACAATATTATGAAGGGATCACCACACGACCCTTCGATGTGCCCACACAGATGCTGACATATGAGCCCGTAATTCCTAGTGATCAGTATCCGTTGTATATTTCTGAGGCATTAAATACTATTGTACTTAATAAGTATGACTAAGTCAACCATGAGCAAGAAGATGAGGTCCACCCGCAAGAGGGTGCGATCCGCAAAAGGCAAAAATGATGTAGATTCCGATATACAGAGAATTGCCAGGCACATTTCTGATCCATGCAATTCCGACCTTTCTTCGTCTGGGTTGCCGGGTCAGAAAGGGTTTGTTTCTAGATTTGTTGAGGAAATTGAGTGTATTGTCCCTGCCAATGAGGCGTGTGTGGTAGGTTATTGGCCTGGTGCTTCAAGCTTTTCCAAGCATACTGGGGCCATTGGCTTTTCATACACACCAAATATTCTGGCCAATGGAGGACCAGGAACCAATTTCCTTGGCACATCTAGTGCGGTGGCTTCAAGTTTTCGGCCACTGGGAGTGTGTTTTGAAATAATGAATTACACCAGGACCATCAACCGTGGTGGGATGTGGGCAGTAATTAACATGCCTGTTAAGGGTTTCACTGGTGTTGCTACAACACCAGCTAGGCTACAGTCAGCCAGCAATGAGCGTGGGACGTTTGGTGATGGGAGACCTATTCAGGCTTTGTGGAGGCCAGGTCTTGCCGATGACACTTACGGTGTGTGGAATGATGCCAACAATGAGTTCAAGGACCAGACTGACTCCACTGCTTTGGTCACCGTGTTGAGTGCTGGTGATGCAGAGCAGACGATCAGGCTGCGAATGGTTCTAGTGTGTGAATGGGTTCCAAAGATTGGTGAGACTGCCAATGGTCTCATTGTTCCCACTGCTGGTGCATCGACCCACAATATCCGTTCGTCACAGGTTGTTGCGGCACTTGATAAGCAGCGACCAGGTTGGTGGTGTTCTGCGATTCAGTCTCTGGGTAAATTAGCGATTGCTGGGTTTAATCAAGCTATGGTTAGTCAAGGCTTGCCAGGCCTATTGCTCAAATAAAGTTACCGTTCCACTGGTTGGTTGGAATCCAATAGTGCACAAGGTGTGGTGTTGTAGGCGGCTTGGGCAGCCATTTCTCGGGGTGTTAGTGAACCCTGCCTATAGAACACGCATTGCGTCTGCTATGTGGATTGTGGACCCATTCTCTGGGAAAAGAGACAGCAAGAGTAGCAGCTGTGATGCTCAGTCTACACCTGAAATCCATGGTGACATGGTGGGGAGGTGGTGACAAAACGC